TTTTTGTTGACAACTTAGAAGTAGAATATAATAACTTATTCTTAGCTAGTGTTAGGTATGCATTTAGTGAACAGCCAAATATTGACTGGGCATTTAAATCAAGTTTTGTAAAAGCACAACACAATTTAGGTGAACTTGCACAAAGAGTTACATTTAAAAATGACAATTTAGAAAGTTACCAAACTTATATAAACGAAGTTAAGCCATACAAAACTAAAGTTAGAGAGTATGTAAGTTCTTATAATAATACAGACCTTACACAATCAATAATATCAGACTTTGATTTACCGCCGAAGTATAGTATTGCAGACGGAAAAATTAAAGCTTCTAGTGCTAAGGCTTCAGACATTGCAGTGTACGGTGAACGGGCTGTATCTTCATATCCGGACAAGCATTGGTTTGATAATGTTGGATATCAAATTACAAGTGTTGAAATTGGTAATAAAGGGTCTGCATATAACTTACCTCCAGTAATTAGATTTGAAGGAGGCGGTGGCACAGGTGCTACAGCAACGGCATTCTTAAACAACGGCAAATTAAGCAAAATACAAGTATTAACTCCTGGTAGCGGGTACATTAGCGCACCGACTATTATAGTCGACGGCGGATTAAGCGACACTGGAACAATTGGCAACGCAACTGCAATTTTAGGTAATGGTGTAGTTAGAGGTACTAAAGTTTCGTTTAAATTCGATAGGGTAAGCGGACTACCTTACATTACTACATTAGCTACAACAGAAACATTTGTCGGAACTGGCAGTAAATTTAACTTTGATCTAAAATGGCCAATGGATAGAAAAACAACAAGCACAAGTGTTGTTGTTACTGGTGTTGAGCTATTAAGAAGTGAGTATGCATTTACTAATGTTAACGATGTTACTAAAGGATACACTAGAAGTGTTGGAAGAATAACATTTACTACCCCGCCTAAATTAGGCTCAGCAATAACTGTTACATATAACAAAGATACAAATTTGTTAGATGCACAAGATAGAATTAGTTTACTTTACAATCCTACTACAGGAATGGTAGGTAAAGACATTGCACAGTTAATGGATGGTATTGATTACGGTGGCGTTGAGATTAAGAGTTTTGGATTTGAAGGAAGTTCCGGTTTTGATACTGAGCCTTTCTTTACAGAAACGTTTGATACTTATGATAACACATACGAGGATTTAGTATTCCAGCTAGACGGATCAACTGCTACATTAACTTGGGACACTCCATTGTTAAGCGGAGTTACTTATAACGTATATAAAAATAATGTGCGAATTGATGACACTTATTACAATGATTCATCAATAGCAACTAATCCAAATGCTAAAATGCTTAGTATTATTGGAGATGGCGTACTAACTTCGTTAAATTTACAAGACAACGGTGTATCATCAGTAAGTGACGATACGTTTATTATTAGAAAAACTACAAGTGACGGTAGCTTTAAGCCAGACACAACATCATACGATACATTACTTGATGGCGGAACAACATTGTATGATACTGCTAAAGGTATTGATGCTTCGGAAATAGTTGTTGACGGCGACGGGTTTGTAACTCAGACTAATAGCAAAGGTCCTGAGGAGTTAGTTCCTGGACAAATATTAGATACTTTAGACTTACAAGTCGTCCATCGTCCAGTCGAAGGTGGCAGTACAATTTACAGTGATGTTCATTGGACAGACGGCACAACGGCTATATTCAAATTAGGCGGTCACCCAAACTCTGCAGATGCAGTATTTGTAAGACTTGACAATGTTAAAGTTGCACCAAGTTTATACACAGTTGATTATGCAACTAACACAGTTACATTTGCAACGGCTCCGACTACTAGACAACTGCTAAACACTATTGTTATGGGTGAAGCTGGCCAGAAGATACTAGATATTAACACGTTTAAAGGTGACGGCAGTACAATAGAATTTATTACTAAAGTAGAATTCCAATCAAACATGACACACTTTGTTAATATTAACGGAGTATTGCAAACAGTTACTATTTTCTCAGCAGGCGATGCTTATGGTATAGATAAAGGTTATACTGGAATTAGATTTAGTTCAGCGCCTGCACTTGACGCTGTAATTGATTTTGGATTATTTTATACTACAGGTACTAACTTTAGTCAAGTTGCAAACCAAACATTTGTTGCAGACGGAAGTACTACACAGTATACACTAGCAACTGCTCCAATAGGAAGCAATCCTGTTGCAAACCAGACTATAGTTAAAGTTGACGGTAGTATTTTAAATGCAGGCTACAGTGACAGACATGTTATTGGTGCTAACGTACTACAATACCAATTACAAAATTGGCAGTTAGGATTAAACACAATCCGCGGCGAAGATATTGAAGTTTATTTAGACGGTATTAAATTAGTTAGAAATATCCAATACAAATGGGATTCGGCTAATAACATAGTTAATGTAACAGCTAACGTAGCTACTGCTGGACAAATACTTGATGTATTTTTAGTAGCAGATGGTGCATATGCGTTTGGTTATATTGGAGTTGATCCAGATGATAGTTCGACTAAGTTTATAGCAACACCGGGCGTAATATACTTTGACACTGCTCCTGCACTTGATGTAACTGTTGAAGTAACAACATTTAGTAACCATGATATATTAGACATTGAAAGAATCAAATATAATGTTATTAGTCGTACTTCGATAGCAGAAGGAAATGTAGACTTCCAAGAGTATACTTTGCTAACCAATGGCTTTGTAAAATTACGCAAAGAAGTAAACGATGCAAGATATGTTTGGGTAATATTAAACGGAACACAGTTAACACCAGCAGTAGATTATTATGTAACTGAAGATAAGATGCATATTAAGATAGCAAGCACTATTAGTGCAAGTGATGTTGTTGAGTTAATACACTTTACTGCTCCGCCGACTAGCCAAAAGTTTGGATTTAGGCAATTTAAGGATATGCTAAACCGTGTTCACTATAAGCGCATGGACGAAACGAATAAGTATATGTTGAGTCAACCACTTAACTGGTTTGATTTAAGAATTGAACTTTTGGATGCAAGTGGGTTACCGACACCTAACAAGACTTCAAAAATACCAGGAGTGGTATTTATTAATGGTGAGAGAATTGAGTATTTTGTGAAACAAGGCAACACTTTGAGACAGTTACGCAGAGGAACGCTAGGAACAGGGGTTAACACCATCTATCCAGCTGGAACTTTAGCTATGGAGCAAAGCATTGGCCAAACAATTCCTTACAAAGACGAAACACTTACTCAAATACTTACAGCAGACGGTACGTCTACTGCATATGAGTTAGATTTTATACCTAACAATATAAATGAATTTGAAGTATTTGTAGCAGGAAAGCGTTTAAGGAAGAACGCAATAGCAATCTTTAACCCAACAGTTGACTTAGATAGTCCAGAGGGTGATGAAACTTCCGTAGCAGAGTTTAGTGTAGACGGTACTACTAGTACATTAACGCTTACAACTGCTCCTTTAGAGAATCAAAAGATTATTATAATAAGAAAACTAGGTAAACTTTGGACAGACGTCGGAACTAGCCTTGCTAACCAAGAAAATGACATTGCACGGTTCCTTCGAGCGAAAGTTACGGAGCTAGTCAAATAAATACACATAGCAGTGAGAGAACAAAATGACAGACAAATTAAATGACACATCAGGAATAAAGGTACAGGGACACATTAAGATTAGTGACCCTGCTACTGGCGAAGTATATGTTGACAAGCGTAACGCAATTCATTATGAAAACATGAGTCTTGCACTTGCGGAAAGTTTAGCAAATGCTGGCAAAGGAGCCATTTATGAAATGAGCTTTGGCAACGGAGGAACAAGTGTCGATCCAACAGGGATTATTACTTACTTAACTCCTAACTCAACAGGTACAAATGCTAGTTTGTATAATCAAACATTTACTAAAGTTGTAGATGATTTGAGTACAAACAACACAGATCCTGTTAGAAATAAATTAGAAACTAGACACGTAAGTGGTACTAACTACACAGACATAATTGTAACGTGTTTACTTGATTACGGCGAACCTTCCGGACAAGATGCATTTGATACTGCTACAGATGCAACTAGTACATATGTGTTTGACGAGTTAGGGTTAAAGAGCTACGATCCTAGTACAACAGGTAAGTTAATTACACATGTAATTTTCCACCCAGTACAAAAATCATTAAACAGACTTATACAAATTGATTATACTGTAAGAGTCCAAAGTTTGTCAGGAGCATAATTAGATGGCATATACTATTAACTTTACAGATTTTACAAACAAAGGTAGCATTACTGTTGAAGATAGCACTTTAAACGTACAAACTAGTTTAAAGTTTCCAGGCAGAAGTACTACAGCATACGGTACTGCTATTAATGAAAATTTCTTGCACTTACTAGAAAACTTTTCAAATACATCAGCACCTAGCAATCCTGTTGAAGGACAAATTTGGTATGATAATACACCAGGCAGTGAACAGTTAAAAGTATATGATGCAACGCAATGGGTAGCATCTGGTGGATTAAAGAAAGCACTAACATCACCAGAAGCGGCAAATAGCGTAGTTGGTGATTTGTGGGTCGATACAGACAATCAACAGTTATACTTATTTACAGGTTCAGGTTGGGTATTAGTAGGGCCGGAATTTAGTGGTGGTCTTAACACTGGCGCACAACCAGTTGAAATAGTTGGCCAAGACAATGTTGTTTACAATGCAGTACAAGTAGAAGTTGCGGCAAAGCCAGTTGCAATAATTTCAGCAGATGCGTTTACTCCTAAAGCAGTAATTAGTGGATTTACTACAATTAGTCCGGGCATTAACTTAACTACTACAAATATTACAGGTGATGGCGCTCCAAAGTTTGTTGGACCAGCTGATGTTGCAGAAAACTTATTAGTAGGAACTACTAAAGTACCTGCGGCAAACTTTTTAAGAAGTGATGCTGTAAGTACAACAAATTATCAAATAAAAATTAAAAACGATTCGGGATTATTGCTCGGAAGCGGAAATCAGCTTGCATTAGAAGTTGAAGGCGAAGCTGGAGTTATTACACATAACACTAGTGGTAGTAATATTGATATTAGAGTTAACAATGCTGGTACAACACAAACAGCAATTAGAATTGATTCAAATACAAACGTTGGAATTAACAACACTGCGCCTGCAGAAAGTTTAGATGTAACAGGAAACGTTAAATTAAGCGGAAACTTATTGGTAGACGGAACTACGTCTAGCACAAACTTTGGCAATGGTGCATTAATAGTAGCAGGAGGCGTTGGTATTGCTGGTAATTTAAACGTTGGCGGAACTTTTGAAGTTGACGGTATTTTAACTACACAAAACCAAGCACCTGATTCTCCTAACGTAAGAAACATTGGTAACTCGGCTAACAAATACTTAGGAATATATGCAACTACATTTAACGGAAACTTACTTGGTAACGTAACAGGTACAGTTAGTGGTAGAGCGGGCAGTGCAGATAAACTAGCCAGTAGTACAAACTTCCAAATGACTGGAGAAGTAGTTGCTAACCAGTTACTATTTGATGGACAAACAGGCGGTAGTACAAAAGTATTTACAACGTCAGTATCAAATGCATTTATTAGTAATAAAACAAGCACATCAAACACTGTATCAGATGACGAATTCTTGTTAAACAGAACAACAGGAACTACTGGACTTTATAGAGTTAGCAGAGATACTTTATTAGCTAGTGTTCCAACTAACCCAACAGGCGTACTAATGCCGTATGCTGGTAGAGTAGCACCTGCGCATTGGTTACTATGTGACGGTAGTGAAGTATTACAAGCAGATTATCCGTTTTTATACACATTAATTGGCTTTGATTATAAGCAAGCAGACCAACTTAGTGATAGCGGTGTGTTAAAATTTGCATTACCTGATTTAAGAGGTCGCGGAGCAGTTGGTCTAGATAACATGGGCGGATCGGCAGCAGGCAGAGTAACAGGACTAAGAGGTTCTGAGATTGGTAACAGTGCTGGTACACAAGATGTTACTATTGGACTTACTAACTTACCAGAACACGAACATGATTTAGTTGTTGAAGGAACACAATTTTACGCAATATTAGATGCGGCAAAGGGTGCAGAAAGTCCTGCTTCATCTATTACATATGACTCTCCAACAGGAAGTGGCCAAGGGCAGGCTGTTTCAACTAGTGGCGGAGTAGCAGGCAGTACGGGCACAGCAATAGATACTATGAATCCGTTTATGTCGATGAACTATATTATCTACACTGGAAACATATAAAATGAGCTATAAATTAAACAAAACAGACGGAACATTACTAGTAGATTTAATAGATGGGTCGATAGATACAGCTAGTACGTCACTTACTCTAGTAGGTAAAAACTATTCAGGGTTTGGCGAAGTTTTAAATGAAAACTACATTAAATTATTAGAAAGTTTTTCAAACTCAACTAGTCCACTTAATCCAATTCCTGGACAATGTTGGTGGGATACTTCAGAGGGAAGATTAAAAGTATATAACGGCACACAGTTTAATGCAGTAGGCGGACCGTTTGTAACGTCGGAACAACCTACAATGGTTGCTGGTGATTTATGGATTAACAACAACGCTGATCAAATGTACTTTTATGATGGTGCAGGCGATCCTACACTAGCAGGACCAGCATATTCGTCACAACAAGGTAAGTCGGGCTTTATAATAGTATCAAGACTTGATACACAGAGCAGAAATAGAACATGTGCTGACTTATATGTTGGCGGAACGTTAATGGCTGTAATGAGTGCTATTGAGTTTACTCCTGCAACAGCAATTACTGGTATAACCGGCAATGTTAAAAAAGGTATTAATGTTATTGATACTAATTCTTCAACAGGATTTACGTATCAAGGAGTTGCAGACAAAGCATTAAACTTAATCAAGGCAGATGGTACTTCTGTTAGTGCAGACAGTTTCCTTTCAGCAATAACAGACGGCAGCACAACTGGATCATTGCAAGTATTAAACTCCAACGGTATTACAGTAGGACCAAATGCTAACCAGATTATGAAAATAGTCGGTAATAGCTTTGTTACAGAAAATGCTAGAATTGATGATGACTACATTATTAAGGTTACAAGCTCTGCGGCTGGATCACAAGTTATTGATGCGTTACATATTGATGCATCAACTAAGCGTGTTGGTATATTCCAAGATACTCCGTTGCACACATTAGATGTAACAGGTGATATGCGTGTAACTGGCAATTTAATTGTTGAAGGTGCAAGCGCAAGTATTGATGTTTCTACATTAAGAGTTGAAGATAAGCAAATAGAGCTTGCTATTACAAGTGATAGTACATTACTAAATGATGCAGGCGTTGATGATGCAGGTATACTAGTTAGAGTAACTGGTGATGATAAGAGCTTTACTTGGAAAAATGCAACTAAAGCATGGACTTCGTCAGAGCACATGGACATTGTAACAGGCAAGACATATAAAATTGGCGGAACTGACGTATTATCAACAACTACATTAGCTAGTTCAGTAACAAGTGCAACAGGGTTAACAACAATTGGCACACTAGGTGCATTAAGTGTTGATAACATGAATTTAAATAACGCAACAATTACAACAACAGCACTTGGATTAACAATTACTAGTGCTGATACAATTACTATTAGCAATAGTAGAAAAATTACAGGTGTAGGTGCTCCTACAACTGGTGCAGATGTTGCAAATAAAACATATGTAGATGAACAAATTGCTGGATCTTCAATATCCTTTAGTATGGATATTACTAGTCTTAACGACACGCAAATTGCGTCAGTTATTAACGATCTAGTTCCGGCAGCAAGTGTTTCAAACGGTACAACAGCTAGAATACACGGTACTTCACTTACAGGTGCAACAGTTACTGGTATTGACGTTGGAGCAGTTCTTACTAAATCGTTTATTACAGTCGATAAAAACGGAACAGAAAATCAATCAGTGTTGCAAGACATTGGTTTCACTAACGCAACAGGAACAGTGGCAGTAGCAGTTAGTCGTAGCTTAAAGCAATTTATTACCTCAGGTGGTAATTGGACGTTTGATCAAAACTTGACAAGTAGCGTTTAACGATAAATATATTATACAAAGGGTTATATACATATGGCATATACAATTAATAGATACAGTGGCACTACTTTAGCAACAGTGCAAGATGGTACAGTTGATGCAACTTCCGATTTACGGTTTGTTGGTAAAAACTATGCTGGATATGGTGAGATACAAAACGAAAACTTCGTATTCTTGCTTGAAAGTTTTAGTGGAGCATCGCAACCGCCTAAAGCTATTACTGGCCAAGTGTGGTATGACACAGCAGTACAAAAATTAAAATTTTACAACGGCACTAAGTTTAAGAATACAGGCGGAGCAGAAGTTTCTGCAACACAGCCTACAGGATTAACAGCAGGCGACTTTTGGTGGGATAGCGGAAACAATCAGTTATACGCATTTGATGGCACATCATATATCCTTATAGGACCACAAAGTACCGGCAGTGGCGTTACGCAAATGACAAGTAAAACTGTTAAAGACACTACTGCAACTAACAGAAGTGTTATTGTTTCAACAATTAACGATGAAGCAGTTTACATAATTAGTAGCCTTGAATTTACTATGGATGTTAGTGATGCATCTGCAATTACAGGATTTGACGTAGTTAAAAAGGGATTGACAATGGTCAACACCCAAGCATCAACTAATGGTGTTACAACTACTGATCATGTGTATCACGGAACTGCATCTAATGCATTAAGACTAGGCGGAAATTTAGCAAGCGATTTCGTACTAAGTTCAACAGGATCTTTTGATAGTGTTATACGTTTTGCAGACGCTGGATTAACAATAGGCGATAGTAATGACTTACTAATTACTATTGAAAATGGTAATGACGGATCTATTGCTAACCAAGTTGGTACTAACAGTGTTATTAAACTTAAAGCTAACAACGCCGCAGGAGCACTAACACACTCGGCAACGTTCACAGCATTAGGCATGGCGCCTGCAACTACTAACGCATTTGATTTAGGTGCATCTGGTAATGTATGGGCAAACGTTTATGCAACAAATTTACAAGGCAATGCAACAACAGCAAGTGCATTAAAGCTATCTGGAACAGTTTATCCACCAAATGCTAGTGCTATTGCAAATACAACAGCACTAAGAGACGCCAGTGGAAACTTAACAGCAAACTTATTCCAAGGTGTTGCTACACAAGCACAGTATGCTGACTTAGCAGAAGTATATGCCACTGATGAAATATATCCAGTTGGTACAATAATGGCAGTTGGCGGCGAAGCAGAAGCTACAGCGGCAGCGGCAAGTCATTATTGTATTGGTGTTATTTCAGATAAACCAGCATACTTAATGAACTCAGAAGCTGAAGGTCAAGCAATTGGTCTTAAAGGAAGAGTTCCAGTAAGAGTTACTGGACCAGTTAAGAAAGGCCAGCCAATTTATGCTTGGGCAGACGGAGTAGGATCAACACTTGCAACTACCGGCATGGTAGGCATTGCACTAGAGTCAGATGACTTTACTGAAGAAAAATTAATTGAGTGTGTGCTAAAAGTATAAATACATTATATACGTAGTTTGAGGAAATAACATGGCAGTAGGCGATTTAATCACAGCGGCACGATACAATAACGCACAAGCAAGAGTGGCTGCGATTATGGGAGTCGGCTCAACCACAGAAGGTTATGGACAAACTTTAAATAGTTCGCAAGTTAGTACAGCACTTACAGTTACAGCGGCACAAGTTAATGCATTATATGCTGATCTTGTAGCTGGCACAATACACCAAACTGGGTCAACTCCGACTACTATTGCAGAAATAGTAGTTGGTAATTCCATTGCTGATGCAACAAGTGACAATCCTGATGGTGCAAAGAAAGGCTTCCAGGACTACGAAGACCTAATTACAATATTTGAAGCAGACCCAGCTAGATTTGCTGTGGCGGCGTCACAGACTACTAACGGTACTGGTGTTACTAGCACAAGAACTGCCGCCTGGAACACTGATATTGCACACGTAGTAAGAGTTGATTTTACTACAGCTGACGCACGTAGAAATTATTTCAATGCCGGCGGCACTATTAAGTTTGAAGCTACTTTAGCAAGCGCCGGAGATGCAAAGTCGAATGATTGGGCCAGTATGTTATCTAACATGGGCACAATAGCAATGGGATACACTGCAACAACTTCAACTGGTACAGGAACAGTTACTTCGATTGGTAACTTTGATTTAACTTCATCTAATCAAGTACTATTTCGCAAGCCTGGAACAGGTGTTTACTCTGCAAACGATTATTATGTTTATGCAAAGGCAAACTCTGCAACACAACTAGAGTTTACACTGCAATTCCAAGAAGAAGCCGCAGGCAATCCAAACTTTGACGAGCAAGTAAATGGTACACTAGTAAACTCTGTTAAGTTTAAACGCCCAAGCGGATCATATGTAACATTACCAGCACCGAGTTTTGTTACCGTAACTTCACTTTAACCATTGACAACACCCGCTTTTTAGTATATACTATATAGTATATATTTAAGGAGCAACTATGGACGAACGACTAGAACAAGCATTAGCCGTTAGTAAAGCGTTAGAAACACATCAAAATCAAAAGAATATTCTACATAAGCAATACAAAGATAATCTAATCTATTACTTTGATGGACAGAAAATTAGCGTAGATCTTTCATTAATTGCGTATTGTACAACAAAAACAATGCCAATAGTTATTATTGATGATAATAAGACTCCGGTGCTTATTGATGACATAGAAGAATTTACTAAAAAAATAACAGCAATGTACGAAACTGCTTCTCGTAAGTACTTTATGGAGTTCAAAAAGATTAAGTCAAAAAGATCAGTAAAGGAACTTATTGACTTATGACACAAGGCGTACTGTTATTTGCGTATAATTCTAAAAACATGGATTATACAAAGCAAGCTATATATTGTGCTAAACTTATTAAGCAACACCTTGGCAAAGAGGTTGCACTAGTAACTGATGACGAATCATACCTTAACCGACAATATCCCTTTTACAAAAAATACATAGACCATGTTATTATTACAGGGCATGAAGATGCTGTACAAGAGCGAGTGTATAACGATGGGTTGTATCACAGTGATAAACAGCGTTGGTACAATACTAATAGAAGTTCGTGTTTTGAATTATCTCCGTTTGATGAAACAATTGTAATAGATACTGATGTTTTAATTTTTAATGACGAGTTAAACAAATGCTTTGGGTCAGCTGAAGATTTCTTAATATCAAAAGACTACAATTTTGTAGACATGAAACGAGACTATTCTGAGTTTGATAAAGTATCTGAAACAACATGTGATATGTTTTGGGCGACTGCATTTTATTTTAAGAAAACAGATTTCACAACTGTATTTTTTAACCTTATAGAACACATTAAAGAAAACTGGCATTTTTATAGATTAGTTTATGAAATTGCAGAAATTAAGTTTAGAAATGATTATGCATTTAGTATTGCTATACATACGTTACGCGGAATGAAAGATGCTACATGGCCGTTACGTGTTCCTGCAAGTATATGGATCACAGTAGATAAAGATATCTTATATTCAATTGACGATACTAAGTTAACAGTGTTATTACACAAAGATTATGATTATCAATTAAGTGCAATTAGTGATGCCACTGTACACGTAATGAATAAGTTTTCATTAGAGCGGTGCATTGATAAGGTGTTTGAAGATGAGTAACGGTGTTTGTTTACTAGCGCAAAATAATATCAAGACTGACTATGTCCGGCAAGCATACGCACTTGCATTAAGTATTGTTGCAAAGTCACCTAATCAAAAAGTAAGCCTTATTACTAATGATCCTGTAAGTGACAAGTATAAAAAGGTATTTGATCAAATTATTCCTATTCCGTGGTCAGACGATTGTTCCGACGACAGTGACTGGAAAATTGAAAATAGGTGGAAAGTTTATCACGCAACTCCTTACCGTAACACAATGGTATTTGATGTTGATATGTTAGTACTTGAAGACTTAGATATTTACTGGAAACAGCTACAAAAAAATAACGTTGATCACGACATATTATTTACAACACAGGTAGTTAATTATCGAAACGAAGTTGTTACTAATAGATATTATAGAAGAACATTTGATGCAAATGATTTACCTAATTTATATTCGGGAATGTATTATTTTAAAAAAGCAGAAACAACAAAACAATTTTTTGGGTTGTTAAAAACTGTTATGTGGAACTGGGGCGACTTTTATAAAATTAGTTTAAGTAAGATACCACAAGAATGGTGTAGCTTTGATGTGTGTACTGCAATAACTGCAAAGCTATTAGATAGAATGTACACAGTGGGTGATAAGAATAACATACTAGAGTTTACACATATGAAAACTCGTTTACAAAATGTACCATTAGGTGAAAAATGGACAGACACCTTGTTTGTTGATTTTAATAGCGATCTTGAATTAATAGTTGGTGGATTAAAACAGTCGGGTGTATTTCATTATGTTGAGGACGAGTTTTTAACAGACGGAATAATAAATATTTTAGAGGATGCAGTATGAGTTATTATGCATATTACAATGAAAAGTTTGAAGTAACAATGATCAGTAATGAGCTTGATAATACTACACATGATATGTTTATTATTATTGACGAAGTTATGTTTTTAGCATTCGCAGAAGAAAAGATTAACTATTCTAATTATGCAGTAATCGGCGGGAAGCTAACATTAAAAGCAGAGCTTGAATTAGAAAAATATACAGACTCTAGAATTCCAGTAACACTTACTGACGAAGTATTTGAAAACTGCTTAATGGTAACACAAGATAAAAAAAATAAACATTGGTTTGCACAGTGTTATGTTAGTACAGAAGTTATTGAAAATTTTGTATTACTACCTAAAGAGCATATTGAAAAAAAGATATTTACATTCTACGTAGTATCAAAGGATAACAGATTTATTTTACTAGACACTATCAAAGTGCCTGCTAAAAATATTCTAACTAAAAAAGAAAGCTGGCGGCAACATGGATTGCGTGACAACGAAGACGTTGAAGTATTTACATCACCAGCATACACTATTGCAGATTTTGATACATCAGTAGTAACACAAGATGTTAGATTACTGTGTCGTAGAGATTTCTTAACGTATCATCATAAAGTAGGAGAGTTGGCATGAAAATTATAGATTATGATATCATTTATTTGAGTTATGATGAACCAAATGCAGAAAAGAATTATGCAGACCTATTAAGCAAAGTGCCTTGGGCAAAGCGTGTACATGGTGTAGAAGGCAGTGATGCCGCACACAAAGCATGTGCTAAACTAAGTGAAACAGATCGCTTTATTACAGTAGACGGTGATAATATTATTAATCCTGACTTCTTAGGACAGGAACTTGACTTTGACGAACATACTGATTTAGAACATAGTGTAATTAGTTGGTGCGGCAGGAACATAATTAACGGATTAATGTACGGCAATGGTGGATTAAAATGTTGGCCAAAGCAGTATGTGTTAGATATGAAAACACATGAAAATGCAGAAGCAAACAATCCGCATGCACAAGTTGACTTTTGCTGGGATCTAAAATACATACAGCAAAACAGTTGGTATAGCGATGTGCATAATAATGAAACTGCACTACAAGCATGGAGGGCAGGTTTCCGTGAAGGTGTTAAAATGTCATTAGATCAAGGAGTGCGACCAACTAAAGAAGCGTTCTTACAAGGCCATTGGAAAAACTTGCAAAGATTGTGGGTGTGGTTAATGGCAGGCGCTGATGTGGAAAATGGACTATGGGCTATTTATGGTGCTCGAGAAGGATTGTACATGACAATGTGTACAGATTGGGATTATGTACAAGTTAGAGATTTTGAATATTTAAACGAGTACTGGAATAAAACAGTTAGTGTATATATAAATGACGACAACTTGTTAGAATCAATTCAGCGGTTAGGTAACAGTCTTATTGATGAATTAGAAATACCTATTGCTGAAAATCCTTTAGATGCACAACAAAGTAAGTTCTTTAAAGCAGTTTACCAAAACCCAAGTAGAAACAGCAGAAAACAATTTGTGATCGATCCTGAATGAGCAATGAATAACACTATACAGATAAAGAATAATTAAATGAAAAAAAATGATATTAAGTTACTTAAAGACAAAAATGGTGAGTTAACTAGTGACCCTTCAAATGTTGAAAATGTAAATAAGTTGTTAAACAACAAAGGCTGCGGCTTTTGTCTTGCAAAGTTTACACAAGTAACTATGCACTTAGGCACCGGCTATATGCATAGTTGTCATCACCCTAAAATGCATAAAATACCCTTAGACGAATTACAAGAGGACTATCGTGCATTATTTAATACTAAGCATCTAAAAAAAGCTCGAAAACAAATGCTTACTAATCAAAAACCTTCTGAATGTGATTATTGCTGGAGAATTGAAGATGACGGCAATCTCAGCGATCGTAGTTTTAAAAGTATGAAACCATGGGCACTTGATCGGCATGATGAAATTATAGAGTCGACTGGTGACGAAAATATAACTCCTACGTATTTAGAAGTTAGCTTTAGTAATGCATGCAACATGAGTTGTTTATATTGCGGTCCTCAGTTTAGTAGTAAGTGGGTTGAAGACCTTAAACAAAAAGGTCCAATGAAAGTTTTAGAAGGATTGGGCGAAAATGAACGCTGGGTTCAAGGTTGGCAGGATCTTGATACATTAAACTATAAAAATAGAGAAGAAAATCCGTATGTTGAAGCATTTTGGAAATGGTTTCCTGAAATATACTCTAGTTTAGAAACATATAGAATTACTGGCGGAGAACCTTTAATGTCAAAGGAAACTTTTCGCAGTATGGATTGGATAGCAGAAAATCCAAATGAAAAACTTGATTTTTCAATAAACACTAATTTAGGTGTGCCTGACAAGTTATGGCAAAAGTTTATTGAAAAACTTAAAAAAATAAAAAATAATAAAGTTAAAGGCGTTACAATATTTACAAGTTGCGAAGCATGGGGCAAACGTGCTGAGTATATACGTCGAGGATTAGATTTTGAATTATTTAAAACAAGGTACGAAGAACTTGCAAGTTTAGGAAATGTTAAAGTAGTTGTTATGGCAGCATACAATGTATTAAGTATTTCAAGTTTTCAACAATTCCTAGAATGGCAACTTGAAATGAAAAAGAAATACAATTTTAATAGTGCTGTGTTATGGTGGGAAGATAATGTTCCGTTTAAATTTCGTGAAGGACCTAGTAATGTTGAGCTAAAGAAAAACTCACCGTCCCATATCTTACCATTAGGTATCGATATACCTTATGTTAGACATCCACGATTTTTGGATGCACAAATATCTACAGATCAACTAGTACAAGATTTTATGATTCCAACAATGAATTATATGGCAAATAATACTGTTGATAATAAGTGGATGATGCATACTTCGTTTGAACTTAATGAAATGTATAAGTTAAAACAAATCACAGACCATAGAATGTCAATAACACATTCAATTGAGCCAAATACTCCACATCATTATAAAACTATCATTATGCCTAGAGCAGAGCTTTATGACTTCCTTAATGTTAAAGACTCTCGTGACGGAACTAATTTCCTAGAAACTTTTCCTGAAATGGCAAAATTTTACGAAGAATGTAGATTAGCTAAAGAAATAGTAAGATCTAAAATAGCATGATACAACTAGCACATGACTGGATAGGACCAAGCGGCCCTTGGCCAAACGGTCAGAGTCTAGATTTACTAACGTCTCCTAAGAATTACGAAGATTCTCACTATTCTATTACTAATACCGTCTATAATCTTGAAAGTAAAAGACATCCGTACACTTATTCTAAACTACATGCAATTTTAGGCAAGAATATAACGCACAGCCACATTCTTGATTGTAACAACAAATTTATATATGAACTAACTCCGTTGCTTAAACCTTATCAATGGACTAGTAATGCATTTGATAATGTAAGTGCAGTAGCAATACAAGCACAACAAGCCGGCAAGTGTTTGTTTGTTATTAATGATATGAACGAAGGTTATTCAAACAACACATATAACTTTTTTAAAAACTTACACGAGCAACTTGATAAATTTAAATTAGCCCCAGCTAACATATTGTACATCACAATGAATTCTGTTGCAGAGAATGAGTATGCTAAGTGGACAAAATTAAATAATGTAACTTGTACAATCAATATATCTACAGTTTATTTGTACGAGTCTGTTGATAGTGTTAATGATAGTATTGGTGTTCCTACAAAGCATTTTATATGTCTAAATAGACAACCAAATCCATTACGGCAGTGTTTAGTCTATGTGTTATGGCAACGAAATTTATTACAATACGGTCATATTAGTATGCCAGGTGTAAATGAACTGTTAGATTTTAATTTTGATAAAACTAATCTTCAATTATTTAATATAGATGATAGTCGCTGGCAAGAATTTTTAGACACACTTCCTTATATTGCAGATGGAAGAAGTTTTACAGAACAAACATGTAGTACCAATTCAATAACAGATTTTTATTACGATAGTGTATATAGTATTGTTACAGAAAATACTATAGGTGAAAAAGATTGCATAAAGTTATCTGAAAAAACATTTAGGAGTTTAGGTAATTATTGTTTGCCGTTACATATGTATAGCAAGGGAACCGGACAACAACTTGCTAGATTAGGGTATAAATTAGATTGCAAAGAGTATGATAACATAGTAGACGATACTACACGCTTTTGGGCGTTGATTAATAAAATAGAAAAGATTTGTCAAATAAATATTAATACACTACACAATCAAACTAAACAAATGCGATTAGATAATAGACAAAATATTATTAATCGAAAATCACAGTCGATCAACCAAACACGGGATTTTATTTATAAATGGCTAGGTACCTAGTAAGCGGCAGCAGTGGATTTTTAGGATCTGAACTAGCACATCGATTATCTGCGCAAGGGCATACAGTTGTCGGTGTAGATATAGTTCCAGGCATCTATACTACACACGTTCAATCTATCCATAGTTTTGATATAACAATAGTATATGATGCAATATTCCATTTTGCCGCATATGTAAAAGGAAGAGAGGCTATCGAACGCAATTTCTTGACAATTGCAAAAAATATTGAACTTGACAGAATAGTTTTAGAAAAAGTATTAAAGTGTCCTCCTAAACAATTTATATATCCAAGTAGTAGTGCAGTATATCCTACTACGTATCAACAGGAAGTACATCGCTCTTTATGTGAAACTGATATTGATTTTTCTAAAAATAATATTGGAGTAAGTGATCATTTGTATGGCTGGTCAAAATTAACTACTGAGCGAATGCTGTGGGAACTGCGTAATACTATTGATACTAAAATCTCAATAATTCGTCCTTTTAGCGGCTATGGGGCTAAACAAAGTTTAGACTACCCTATGCCTAATCTTATTAACATTGTAAAAAATAATCCAAATAATATTGAAGTCTGGGGGACAGGTAAACAAACAAGAGACTTTGTTTATATAGATGATATACTTGATACACTAGAATGGTGTTTAACGGACACTGACCAATATAGAGTAGTTAATATAGGTACAGGCATTGCTACTAGCTTTGTTGACGTTATAACTTTAGCACATCAACTAATATACAATACACCTGTGCTAGATATTACATGTGTATTAGAAAAACCAGTCGGCGTACTAAATCGATATTGCGATAATACACTTCAAAAACAGTTAGGCATTTATCCTAAAATATCTCTAGAGCAAGGGATAAAATTAATGCTATGAAAAATATATATTTCTTTCAAGTTAATTTTCCCATTGGCTTCGGCAAGTTTGAAACACATTGGCTTCCGTATGCTGTTGCTAGACTGTGGAGTTATGCTAAAACAGACTTGTATGTTAATAAAACATATTGTGCAAAAGATTTTATTTTTGAACGTCTGCCTATAGACAACTTTGTAGATAGTATTGATAGTATTGACATTGCGGCATTTAGTTCGTATATTTGGAATGAAAATTATAATTTAAAGTTAGCCAAAGCAATTAAACAAAAGTTTCCTAACTGTTTAATTGTGTTTGGCGGTCCACAAGTTCCTGACAAGCCTGCACAGTTCCATAAAGATTATCCTTTTGTGGATCACACATTCCACGGAGAATCAGAATATTTATTTAAAGAATTTTTAATAGATAATAATAAACCAAAGAGTATTATAGGTTCAAGGATTGCTGATTTAGATACATTATGCAGTCCTTTTGTTGACGGAGTGCTTGACAGTATAGTAGCAAAACATCGCAACAAAAACTTTAGTATAACGCTTGAAACTAATAGGGGCTGCCCGTATGCTTGCACATTCTGTGATTGGGGGAGTTTAACATTTAATAAGATTAAAAAGTTTGATTGTAATCTAGTTAAAAAAGAAATAGAATGGATTAGTAAAAACGGTATTAAATTTGTTGATGTAGCAGATGCTAACTTTGGCATTTTTAAAGACAGAGACTTTGGACTATTAAAACATATGATAGACCAAAAACAAACGTATGGCTATCCTGAAACATATAGTTTTAATTGGCAAAAAAATAGTACAGAGCACACACTAGAAATGGTTGAATATCTTACTAATAATAATAGTGCTAGAGGGTTTACGCTAAGTGTACAAAGTATGTCCGACGAAGTTCTAACAAACATCAAACGTAAAAATATGGAAGTTAGTAATTTTCAAAACATAATGCAACAATGTAATGTAAAAAACATACAAACATATACTGAACTAATATTAGGGTTGCCGGGAGAAACATACAACTCTTGGGTTACTGGCATTGATAAACTATTAACTGTAGGACAGCACAATAATATCGAAGTATGGTTATGTCAAATGTTAGTTAATGCAGAACTTAGCAATAATGAAAGTTTAAAAAAATATGATATAAAAACTTCTAATATAAAAAATTATATTAGCGGTGATACTAGTGAAGAAGGACAAGAAGGCATACAAGTTATCAAGAGTACTAACACTTTAAGTTATGATGAGCTTTTAGATTGTTATATGTACAGCTGGATGATTGCTAATTTTCACAGCTTCGGCTGGACACAGATTATTAGTAGATGGCTGCATGTTACTGAGGGTCTTGCATACAAGGACTTTTATGATAATTTGTTAACTAAGTTAGTTCATCATCCGTTTTATATAGAAGTACGTAATAATGTAGATCAAGCATACCAAACAGGCTTAATACAACAAAAAGGTATGCATTATTATATTGCAGAATCGCAGAAAAAGTTACACATGAATAGAGAGGATGTGTTTACCCTAATAGAAAGTATGAATTACGATATACCTAGTGATATTTTTAAGTTTACCAGATTGTATGTAACTGAAGTTAATAGACCAGTAAATACATTAGTAGAGTTCGACATCCCTGTTTGGAATATTATCAACAACATTAGTAATGATGATAGTATATACACCTTCAAATGGACTGAAGATGTTACAGATGAACAGGAATATTATGATAGTTTTTATTTTAGACGGCGAAAAGGTTGGGGGAAATGCATAGTAACATCATCGTAGTAGCCCAGCCTCGCAGTGGAGGAGTAGTTTCGACACAGGTATTGAATAGAATTTACCCGTCGCACAACAATCTGAATGAACATTTTAATTGTCATAGATACGGATATAATATAAATGATCAATTAATATCTGCACATGCGCAACAACCGTTTATTGTCAAAGTAAGCTACTTTGATCTAAAAGATGTATTTGATGAATTAGTAAAGTTTGCCGCTGATTGGTACCATGTAACTCGCACTAACCCGGTTGAAATGGTATGCAGTAGTTACTTGTCATCAATTACAGGAGTTTTTCATTTAGACAATAATGAACTACATACACCGTTGTCAAGTGTTATTATACCTAAAGGTTTTATCGAATCTTTCTTTTCTAAAGGTAATCCAGGCGGCTGGCATTATAATTTAGCTAGTAATGTTCCTTTCTTAGATAATATAAATTATAAAGAAATTAAATACAATGATTTAATAACTCCGTCAGATGTGTATACACAGATAACAGGAAACAAACAAAAAATAAAATTAGGTATACAAAAGCTATACCCAAATAAGGATACAAATATCGAAAATTTAAAAGAAGTAACGGACTGGGTAACAGAATATGTTTAAAAATAAAAGTACCCTAGTAGTTTTTGGAGACAGTAATGTTTGGGGAGCAGAACTACCAGTCTGTCCTAACAGACAAAAAGATTTTAAAAGTATAGTTTATCATCCTATTAATATTGACAAATGGCCGCACCATATTAGACATAGTTTTTCGGGAGTACTTGCTGAAAGGCAAAGCAGCCGTACTAGGCACGGCATGAACATTTTAAATTTAGCTATACCCGGGTGTAGCAACGACACAATCTTCAGAAGAGTAAATAAGTTTTTACAAGGACATTATCCTGTAGACCTTAATAAGTGTTTTGTTATGATTTTTTGGACATCTGTTGAAAGAAGGGAATTCTATCATTCAGCTGAAATTGAAGGGAAAACATACTTTAATTATTCTCCAACTTGGGGCCACCTTTATCAAAACGGCCTTAAGACAAAGTTTCACAAAATTTATTCTAGATCTGTTTTTTCTGAGGAATTTGATATAACAAAAACTTTTAATTATATATATTCTTCAAATGCTCTATTATCATATAAAGGCGTAGATTTTGTACAAGGTTATTCATTGTTTAAGGATGAGATATCCAACTTAGTAACCGAGCATAAGATGCCAAATTTTATATCTCACACCCAAAACGACTCACTCCATACTATTGCGGCCAATGCCGCTGGTTTGAATGGCAGGACTCCTTTGCCTAATCCTTATCAATTTGAAGGCAGTCATCCTACAGAATTAGGTCATTTAGTAATTGCAGATAGAATCGAAGAACTTCTCAAACAAAGACAGGCAACATAAATTATGAACGATGATTATAAAACTAATAGCAAAGATTATAAAAAATATAAAGAAGAAATATTAAATAACAAAAGCAAAAGTTTTTGCGGAGCAAAATGGTATAATGCAACAACTTGGTTAGGTAGTGGTACAACTGCTAGTTGTCACCACCCGCCTGCACACAAAATTCCTTTAGAGGAAGTAGAAGCAGATTATACTGCTATTCACAATACTAAGCATAAGAAAGAAATGCGCCGTCAAATGAAATGCGGCGACCGCCCAGGCGAATGTGAGTACTGCTGGAAAGTAGAAGATATGAAGAAAGATGCAGTAAGCGACCGTATCTTCAAAAGTATTATATATACCGACAAAGATTTGCAGAAAGCATTTGATTTAGACCACAATGAAAATGTTGAATTGAAAACATTTGAAATAGCATTTGATAGAGTGTGCAACTTAGCATGTAGTTATTGTAATGCTAGTTTTAGTACCACATGGGCAAAAGATATTAATAACAATGGCCCGTACGAAAACTTAGTTAGCGATGGAGCAGGAGCGTTTAAACAAGACGGCAGCTGGGCACAGTTGTATGATAATGATGATGATAACCCTTACATACAAGCATTTTGGAAATGGTGGGATAACGGTTTAGCAGATAGTTTAGAAGAGTTGCGTATTACAGGCGGTGAACCGCTTATGTCAGGTAATACTTGGAAACTGTTTGATTGGTTTGAAAAACAAAACTCTAATATGCGATTTGCTATTAATAGCAATCTTATTGCAAAAAATGGTATCATTGACAAGCTAGTATCAAAGGCAAAAAATATTAATAATTTTAGTATATATACTAGTTGCGAAGCAACAGGTAAGCAAGCAGAATATATTCGCGACGGTCTTGATTACGATCAATGGAAGTCTAATTTAGTTCGTATGTTATCAGAAACAAATGCAGAAATGAACATAATGATGACTATTAATAGTTTATGCTTGTTTAGTATTACAGATTTCTTAGATGAGATATACGAACTTAAAGGCGAATATAAAGATAATCAATTAGCAGTAAGTTTAAATTTATTACGTTTTCCAAGTTTTCAAAGTCCACTAGCATTGCCAGTGCATCTTAAAGATCACTGTTATAACAATCTAAATAATTGGTATAACGCAAACAAGCACAAAGCGTTATGGCACGAGCACGAAAAAGCAAGCATCGAACGGTTAATTGATTACTTAGTTACTGTTGACTCTCCGCATAGGCGCACGAGCAATCCTGTAACACTATGGCGCGACTTCAAAACATTTTATGCACAATACGATGTAAGACGAAATAAAAACATAAACGTGTTTCCTAAAATCCTAACAGATTGGATAGAAAGTATTCCTGATACAGATTCAAGTATTATGGAACTTGCAGAAAAAGAAGGTTGGATATTAAATCCTGATCCTAAAAATATTAAAGAGGCGCTCAGTACTTATGAAAAATAAAGATGCAGTTTTAAAAACTAAACAATTTTGTATGGCGCCCTGGACGCACATGCACTTCATGCCAAACAAAGATGTTAATCCTTGTTGCTTGTCACCTATTGACGAAACAATTGGCAATATGGAAGAACAAACAATAAAAGAAATTTGGAACAGTGAGGACATGCGTCAGCTACGCAATGACATGTTAGAAGGCAAAGATTGTGCAAACTATTGCGGACGTTGCTATGAAAAAGAAGAAGACGGGTTTAGTAGCTTGCGTACACACATGAATGATAGTTATGCAGATACTCATTGGGATAAAGTAGAATCTACTAAAGAAGATGGTACTGTAGACGATTTAAATTTAGTTCATTGGGATTTTAGATTTAGTAATATATGTAATCAAAGTTGTAGATCTTGTGGTATAGAATTTAGTTCCCAATGGCATGGAGACTTTATTAAGCTCTGGGATATACCCAAAGATCAGCAACCTGCAAAAATTAAAAAGATTTGGCGAGACGTAGATGCATTTGAAGACGACTTTGAAGAATTGTTTGACAAAGTAGAATACATACATTTTGCAGGCGGTGAGCCTCTTATTACTGACGAACATTATAAAGTTTTAGAAAAACTAATTGAACGCGGTCGTACTGATATTACAATACGATATAGTACTAATTTTAATCAATTGAAGTATAAAAAATATGATGTAATAGAAATGTGGAAACATTTCAAACATATTCAACTTATAACAAGTTTAGATGATTACGGTGATCGTTATAATTACATTCGCAATGGCGGCGAGTGGAATAATGTAATTGAAAATTACAAAAAACTTAAAGAAGCTGGCCTTTTTGATAACGGTAATATTTGGTTTGGTATACACCCTACTATTAGTTTTTGGAATATTTATTATCTTCCAGATTTCCATGAAGAATGTATACGGTTAGGATTAATTGATATGAATGCTAGAAATAATGATCATCACTTTACTCAATATTTTCATTTAAATCCTTTAACATTTCCTTCGTATTATTCTCCTCAAATATTACCTAAAGAACATAAAGAAAAGGTAACAAAAAAATTATTAGAATATGCTGAATATCTTACAGCTACGTATAATGTGAATAGTGCGCCGCTTGTTAGTTTAGTAGATTTAATGAATGCACACGACAACACAGCTGAGTTGCCGCTTATGAGAGAGTGGACGACTAAACTAGACAAACTTAGAAACCAAAATTCTAAAGAAACTTTTCCTTTCCTTGCAGAGATATTTGACAATGACATCCCCACCGCATAACTGGAATTTAAAAAATATACAGTCGTCTAAATCTAGTCTAGAAGATATAGGTTGTTTAAATTGTTATATAAAAAATACATGGCACACGTTTACTAAAAACAAAAACGATTCCTGGTCTGTTCCGTATTTTAACGATAAAGAGTTGTATTTTGATAAAGACCCGTGGAACTATTATATTAACAAATACGGTTATCGCGGCGACAATTGGACTTTCAAAAAGGTGCCTGCTTTTTTTGGATGTAGTTTTACGTTTGGCATTGGTGTTGAAACTCCTTTTCCTGCACTTATACAAAAACAATATTCTGATGATACAGTAATACCTAATATAGGAATACCAGGCGGCTCACCGATTTCTATAATAAAATCGTTTGTTGCTTTTGCTAATTTACACCCTATGTCTCATGCATTTATTAGTTTGCCTCAAATTGATAGATTCCATTATTCTGAAAGATGCGATGATAAGTGGACGTTTGCACAGATTGTTCCAAATGCCGCAACCCCAAAGAGCCAAAAACGTATACTAAGTATGTGGATGGGCGATATGTCTCGTGCGTTTACTACTGACTATATAGATTGGGCCGAATCTGTTGCAGAAAGCAAAGGCATAAAGTTATTTTGGGGGTCGTGGGATAACGAAACGTATGAATTTATTAAGCCGTTAGTAGCTAATAACTTCGAATGGTCTCCGGGGGATCTTATGGGAGCGAATATTGGCCGCGATGGCGCCCACCCAGGACCTGATATTCACAAAGATATGGCAGACCGAGCTTGGAGTATAATAAATTGACAGCTTATATAAAAGGTGTTATAATAAACTATGTATGATATTATTTTTATAAGTTATAATGAACCCGAAGCAGATGCTAACTGGAAACATCTTACTGAAACGTACTTCTGGGCTAAACGTGTACACGGCGTAACTGGAATTCACCAAGCCCACATACAAGGTGCTAAACTAGCTAACACAGAAATGGTCTGGTTTGTTGATGCAGATGCAATAGTAATGGATGACTTTGACTTTAGTTACGAACCTGATAAAGATAACCTAGACACAGTGCATGTATGGCGTAGTCAAAATCCAGTTAACGGATTAGTGTATGGCAACGGCGGAATAAAACTATTCCCTCGTCAGCTTACTATTGACATGGATTTGTCACAGCCTGATATGACAACTAGTATAACGCACAAATTTAAAGTAATGCACGAAATCGCAAACATTACAGCATTTAATACTAATCCGTTTAGTACATGGCGTAGTGCATTTAGAGAATGTGCAAAATTAAGCAGTAAAGTAATTGATCGGCAAAAAAATGAAGAAACAGATAGTAGACTGGATACGTGGTGTACCGTTGGGCGTGAAAACTTATTTGGTGACTATGCTATTCGTGGTTCCATTGCTGGGCGCAAGTATGGCGCTACTCATCAAGGCGATACTGCCGCTTTAAGATTAGTAAACAATTATGATTGGCTAAAGGAGCAATTTGATAATGATTGAATGGAAAGATGATAATGATATATATGGAAGAATGTTAGTACTAACTAATAATCCATTATTTAATAATCTTCGAAATGCAGTTGACAATCACGATGCTGATCTTAGTGATGCACTTAGTTGGGGACAACTAAAAAGTAAAAGATGGCTTGTAACTGAACTAGAATCGTTAGACATTTCGTTAGGTACTGTTTTTTTATGTGCTGGATGGTATGCTACTCTTGCGGCAATGTTATTTCAAAGTAAATGTAATATAGATAAAATTAGAAGTTTTGACATAGACGAATCGTGTTTACAAATAGCTGATACAATTAATCGAAACCAAGTTAAAGAAGATTGGAAGTTTAAAAGTATTACACAAGATATTATGGATATTGATTATAATAAGCACGAATGGCAAATTTGGAGTAATACTAATAATAGAATGAGTTATCCTATTACAGACATGCCAGATACTATTATAAACACAAGTTGCGAGCATATTGAAAACTTTGATGAATGGTACGCAAAGATACCAAGCGGCAAGTTAGTTATATTACAAAGCAACAACTTCTTTGATGTAGACGAACATGTAAATTGTGTAGAAGATTGTACACAGTTTCGAATAACAGCACCTATGACTACTCAGTTATACGTAGGTGAATTAGAGTTACCTAAGTACAAGAGGTTTATGTTAATTGGATATAAGTAACCTTAAACTCAGACAGCTTCAAACTGAAAGTGCTAGGGCACTAAGTACGATGCAAGCTACTAATAATAATATACATCAGTTTAATAAACTAGCTCACCATAATAGTAGCAACTGGTATAAGGCTGTTATTAACTGGTACATTGAACAGTACGGTGATCTTCCAAGTGTTGTGGGTCCTGGAAAAGATGTAAAGTTGGTGTTAGATGAAGTTTAAAAATTCACAAGATAGCTGGGAAATTAATCTTTCTAAAGACGTGACTGATATTGGGATTAAAATATCAGGCGGAGCAGATAGTGCTATTGTTACATACATGTTAGCAAAATATGTAACAGAAGAAAGACCAGATATTACTATACATCCTGTAACAGGAATAGCAGATATAAAGCCGTATCAGTTAATATTTGCAGACCAAGTATTGCGCAAGGTAGAGGATCTAACAGGAGTTGTGTTTGCACAACATCAGTT